GTGGCCAGAATCTATCTACCGCGTTTTCCCATCAACCACCGGCGAGGAGGTGTCGAATGGCCGCCAAACCTGGCCTGCGCGCAGTGAAACCGGACGAATCGGCACCGAAAACAGTCGCCGCGAAGTCGGTGATGCAGGCCGCCGCCACCGGCAGTCATCGCGATCTGCTGGTGGCCATGCGTGAACGGATCGCCAAGGCGGTGTCCGACCCAGACTGCCCGCCGCGGGATCTGGCGGCGCTGACCCGGCGCTTGCAGGACATCGCCAAGGAGATCGAGACGATCGACCTTCGCACCAAGCAGGACATTGAGGAGAATGGCGCAGCCGACGACGAAGCGTGGGACGACTCGGCTATCTGAGGTTTCGCGCCATGTGGTGCAGCCGGCGGGGATCGCCTCGACGGGCTGGCCCGCAGTGGAGAAGCGTTGCCGCGACATGGGTCTGGAGTTCGACGGCTGGCAGGTCGGCGCCGGACGGCTGATCCTGTCCAAGACACTCGACGGCAAGTACGCCGCCACGGTCGGCGGAATCGGGATGTCGCTGCCACGCCAGGTCGGCAAGACCTATCTGGTCGGCGCGATCGTGTTCGCGCTGTGCACCCTGTCGCCGGGATTGACGGTGATCTGGACGGCGCATCATTCCCGCACCGCAGGCGAGACGTTCCTGTCGATGCAGGGTTTCGCGCGGCGCCGCAAGATCATGCCGCACATCGACGCGGTCTACAAAGGATCCGGGGACGAGGAGATCCGGTTTCTCAACGGATCCCGCATCCTGTTCGGCGCCCGTGAGCGCGGCTTTGGCCGTGGTTTCGCCGGCGTGGACGTGCTGGTGTGCGACGAGGCGCAGATCCTGACCGATCGCGCCCTGGACAACATGCTGGCCACGATGAACACCTCGGCGAATGCGTTGCCGCTATTCATGGGAACGCCACCGAAGCCGGAAGATCCGTCTGAGGCGTTTCAGCGGATGCGCAAGGACGCGCTGTCTGGGGAAGCCAACGACATCGTGTGGATCGAATGCGGCGCGGATGAGAAGTCCAACCCCGACGACCGCAAACAGTGGGCGAAGGCCAACCCGAGCTTTCCTCATCGCACCCCGCTGACGTCGATGCTGCGGCTGCGCAAGAAGTTGACCACCGAGTCGTGGATGCGTGAAGGGCTCGGCGTGTGGGATGCCGACGATGTTGCCGTGTTCAACATGGATCGCTGGTCTCGATTGGCCAGGGCCGCCGCCGAACCGCCGCTGCGGGTGGCGTTGGTGGTCGATGTCGCACCGGACCGCAAATGGTCCTGCATCGGGGTGGCCGGCAAGTGTGAGTCGGTCGACGACACCACGCTGGTGCTGTGCTACTCGGCACCCGGAACCGACTGGGTCGCCGCAAAAGTGGCCGAGCTGGTGGAGTCCCGCGATGTCGCCGAGGTCGGCCTGGTCACCACCGGACAGGCCAAGGCTCTGCAACCCGATCTCATCAAGGCCGGCGTGGAGTTCGTCAAGCTCAGCGCGCAGGACATGGGCGCGGCCTGCGCGGCGTTTCAGGAAGCCGTGAAGTCCAAGACGATCGCACACGTCGGCCAAGGCGAGCTGGACACCGCACTGGCGCATGCGCGCACCCGCTACACCGGCGAAACCGAAACATGGGACCGCCGCGATCAGACCGTCGACATTTCCCCGTTGGTGGCCTGCTCGGCAGCGTTCTACCGGTGGGGACTGCTGGATCACTCATATTCCGTTCTTGATTCTGTCTGGTAGAGAACGGGATCACCTCTAACTCCGAGAAAGGGAGAACAATGGCCATCACTGTGCCCACACCCGGAGGCGATGCCGTTCCCGGCGGATACCCGGCCCCGACACCGCATCTCGCGGTGGTCGATCAGGATCCTTACGTCGCCCCGACCAGCCTGCCGTCGACCAACGCGCCGGCACCCACCACCGCAGCCTTCGACGTGATCGAGGCCGGTCTCGGGGATGCGACGTCGCTGTGACCGCACCCGATCCCGAAGTGGCGCTGACGGTGACCATGTGCTCGGATGTGCAGCCGCCGCAACTGACGGCTGACGACGCATTCCTACCGCGCCCGGTGCAGTTCCCCGACGGCCCACCGACTGCCGACAGCTACATCATCTAGTCGCTGGTGACCGCACTACAGGCAGTATGCCTCGGTGTCGCCGTGGGCGTCTTCGCCGGATTCGGTCTGATTGTCGCCGGTGTGGCGATCATCGCCGGTTTGGCGTGGGCGCTGATCACCGGCGGCATCCTGTTGGCGCTCGGCGTGACCGGCGCCGGCGTGGCATTGCTGTCTGAACGTGGCGGGAAAGAAGCCGAATGAACTTGCTATCGCGCCTGACCGGCGAGCAGCGATCATTTACCGGCTGGCCTTGGGACACCGGCGGCCCGCCGCCGTATGTCTCCGTCGGCGTGGAGCGCGCCCTATCACTGGTGCCGGTATTCGGTGCCGCGCGCGTGCTCGGCGACAACATCGCCTCGCTGACCCCGGCGCTGTACACCGTGGACAACGACGACGTGTGGACGAAAATGTCGACGCCGTCGCTGTTCGTCAACCCGTCGGTCAACGGCACCCTGTTCGACTGGCTGCAGCGCGCCGTGCACTCCATGTGCCTATGGGGCGACGCCGTCGGCTATGTGACGCAGCGCAACTACTACGGCTTCCCGACGATGGTCGAATGGCTCAACCCCGATCAGGTGACGTGCATGGACGGCAGCGCCGGACAGTCGCCGTATGACACCTCGGGATCCGCCGGTGATTCCACCGGGCCGGGAAGCTACATGAACCCGCTGTGGTACTGGCGCGGCCGGCAGATCGACCGCACCGACATCGTGCACATCCCGTGGTTTGCACTGCCGTACAAGGTGCGCGGCCTGTCGCCGATCGGCGCGTACCAGACGATCGCCAATGTCGGCCTGGGTGCGCAGGATTACGCCTCGGCATGGTTCCTCAACGGCGGCGTTCCTCCGGGGACGCTGAAGAACAGCACGCAGAAGATCTCCAAAGAAGACGCCGACATTATGACCGCGCGGATCACCTCGAGGCTGCAGCAACGCAAGCCCCTGGTACTCGGCTCGGACTGGGAGTACACCCCGATCGGCGTCAATCCGTCCGAGGCGCGTTTCGTCGAGACCGCGCAACTGACCGCCAACCACTTGGCCGTGATCTACGGGCTGCCCGCGGAGATGCTGGGCGGCCAGACGGGCGGATCCCTGACCTACAACACGGTCAGCATGAACGCGCTGAACTTCCTGACGTTCTCGCTGCGACCGTGGCTGGTGCGCCTCGAGGCGGTCCTGTCGAATCTGTTCCCGCGCGGGACGTTCGTCAAGTTCGTCACCGACGAGCTGCTGCGGATGGATCAGGTCACCAAGGCGCAGGTCGATCAGATGAGCCTGGGTTATCAGCCGCCGCCGTGGAAGTCGCAGGACGAGGTGCGGCGCAGCAATGACCTTCCACCGATCGGCGGATTGGCATCAGAGCTGGTGCCGCCGTATCGGCCCGCCGCCGCCGCGACGGCGACTGCGCAGGCCTCCGACGGTGAAATCACGCCCGAGCCCACCGACGCCGGCGAAACCGACGACGCAGCCGAAGACGACGGCCAGCAGCGGTCGCTGCTGAATGTAATCCGCGCCGTCAACGGTCACGGCGTCATCGGCGTGCCGAATTGACAAGAGGGATTGACACATTGGACACCGCCGAACTGTTCTCCGCGCTGCGCACCGCGTTCGCCAGCGAGTATGCGTTCCTGATCAAAACACAGAACGCCCACTGGAACGTCCAAGGCCGCCTGTTCTACCAGGATCACCTGCTGTTCAATCGGATTTACAAAGAAGTAGGCAAATCCATTGACGACTTCGCCGAAAACCTGCGCAGGTGCCAGTGTTTTGTCCCGTCGGGCCTGGAGAAGATGGACGACCTGACCATCATTGAGGACTGGCCATCCGACACCGTCCCGGTGGAAGACATCTACCGCACACTGCTGGCCGACAGCGACGCACTGGCCGACCTGTTCGCCGCCGTGTTCGACCTCGCCGAGCAGTACCACGAACACGGCCTATCCAACTTCATGGCCGACCGCCAAGACCAGCACCGCAAGCATTCATGGATGCTGCGCGCGTCACTGGAGAACTGACAACATGCCAAGGAGAGATGCCATGTCCGAAGCGCCTTGGGAGCCAAGGAAGGCAACCCCTAACGACATGCCGGCAGACGCCCCGCTGGAGTCGGCGCCCGAATTCAGAAACGCACCGCCGGATGTGGAGATGCTGTATGTTAGCAACTTCCGCGGCTTCGAGACCAAAGGATCGCGCGTCGAGGTCCGCAGCCGCGACACCCGCACCATCGGCGGTTATGCCGCGGTGTTCGGTAAGCGCAGCGTCAACCTCGGCGGCTTCCATGAAGTGCTGGACCCCAAGACGTTTAACAAGTCCCGCGCCGACGGCTTCCCCGGTGTGATCTGCCGGTTCAACCACAGCGACGATCTGCTGCTCGGCACCACCCGCGCCGGAACGTGCCGTCTGAGCATCGACGGCAACGGCCTGCAGTACGAGGTGGACGTCCCACAGTGCCGCAACGACGTCTATGAGATGACCGAGCGCGGCGACATCGCGCACAGCTCGTTCGCGTTTCAGGCCTATGAGGATGACTGGTCGCACGACGATTCCGGTTACCCGGTGCGGATGCTGTTGTCGGCGCGGCTGATTGATGTCGCCCCGGTGACCAACCCCGCCTACCCGGATGCCACCGTCGGCGTCCGGTCACTGGCCACCCCCGGCCTGCGGTCACTGGCCCGCCACATGGACGTCCCGATCGAGGACGTCATTGAGCGCGCCCAGCGCGACGAGTTGCGCAGCTTCTTCATCCGCACCGACAACCGCAGCGGCCTGATCATTCCCGATCTGGAACCGATCACCGAGCCGGCCGAGTCCGAGTCGGATGATGACGAGCCGACCGTGGAGCCGGAAGCCACCGAGTCCGAGAGCCGTTACAGCGGCAAGTTCGGACCGGCGGCGCTGATGGAAATCCTCGGCCGCCGCGCCGACGATCCCATCGTCGCCTAACAGATTTCAGCCCAACGCCAGAACGGGTGATCGGCAGGACTTTACCATCCACCGACCCCGATCTGCACCGTGCGCGTGGCGCACAACCACCCGAGGCAGGCCGCGACCACCTCGAAACACACCCCGAATACAAAACCATTCCCCCGAAAGGACGTGCGCAATGAGCGCATTGGTTAACAAGCTGCGCGAGCAGCGACTCAGCACCTGGGAGCAGGCCAAGGCTGTCGCCGAAGCTGCTGCCGAAGAGAAGCGGTCCATGACCGGCGAGGAAGAGCGTCAGTGGGATGAGGCCAACGCCGAACTCACCAAGCTCGACGAGCGAATCTCCAGCATCCTCAAGGGTGAGCAGCGCGACAAGGACGCCGCCGCCGCGATGGAGGAACTCGAGTCCCGCAAGGTCGATCCCCGCATCGCCCCGAACGCCGCCCCGGCCATCGACTACGGCGCCGAGCTGCGCAAGCTGGCCAAGTCCAGCCCCGGCACCGGCTTCAACGTCAACTGGCCGACCAGCACGGTGGAGCAGCGCAGCCTGCTCGACAGCAACGTGCCGCTGCCGACCTCGTTCGTCGGTCAGCTCTACCGCTACCTGATCGACACCAGCACCATCCGGCAGGCCAACCCGACGGTGTTCTCCACCAGCTCGGGCGAGCCGCTCGCCGTGCCGCGCTCGACCGCCTACGGCACCGCGAAGTGGACCGCGGAGGGTGGCGCCATCAGTGCGTCCGATCCGACGCTGTCCGCTGTCACCCTCGGCGCCTACAAGCTCGGCGTCCTGGTGCAGATCAGCCATGAACTGCTCAACGACGAGGGCTTCGATGTGGCCGGTTTCGTCGCATCCGAGGCCGGCATGCTGATCGGCATCGCCGCCGACACCGCCTATGTGGCCGGCACCGGCACCACGCAGCCGACCGGGTTCACCGGCGCGGCCACTGTGGCCGTCCAAGCCGCCACCGGCACCGGTTCGCTCGTTGGTCTGCCTACCAGCGGTTCCTATATCGGTGGCGACGTGCTGGTGGAGCTGTACCACAGCATCGTTCCCCAGTACCGTCCGCGGGCGTCGTGGGTTCTGCATGACCAGACCGTCAAGGTCGTTCGCAAGCTCAAGGACACCACCGGTCAGTACCTGTGGCAACCCGCTCTGGTCGCCGGCCAGCCGGACACCATTCTGGGCCGTCCGGTGTTCCCGGATCCGAACATGCCGCAGATCACCGCGGCATCCAAGCCGGTCATCGCGTTCGGCGACTTCAAGGGCTACTTCATCCGCGACGTCACGCCGCTGCGGTTTGAGCGGTCCGACGAGTACGCATTCGGCACCGATCTGGTGTCGTTCCGCGCGCTGTACCGCACCGACGGTCAGCTGGCCGACACCAGCTCCGTCAAGACCTATTCGACCGCCGCGTCGTAAGTAGGCCATCAGGATTTCCCCGGCGCGCGGTGTCAGTGATCCTGCGTCCGCGCGTCGGGGAGACCCGAAAATCAGCCCACCACCACCCATTCAGGAGCCCAATCATGCGTCTGCGTATGAAGATCCAGATCTCCGGCACATTCCACGGCCGCGAAGGTGTGAACCCCGGCGACATCATTGATGTACCCGACGAGGTGGGCGCCCGTTACTGCCAGCTGCGTTACGCCGAACCGGTCGCCGTGACCGACGAGGAACGCGCCGTCGCCCCCAAGGGCGAGGATCGCGCCGAACCGGCGCACGACACACCCCGGCGTCGTCGCACCACTGCGAAGCACACCGCCGAATAGCGTTGAAGGTCAAAGGCTTCGCCCGACAGTTTGAGGGCGGCGGCTACTACCGGATCCGGCTCCCGCTGGACGAACTCGGACGCCACGGGCATGAGACGTCCTGGTGTGGCGCGAAGTCCGACCAGTCCGCGGAGGGCGCCGACGTCATCGTCGGTCAGCTGATCGGCGGCCACAGCGACCCGGTCACCATCCATCAGTGGTGGCGCAACCTGGCCAAGCATTCCCGCCTGGTCTACGAACTCGACGACGACCCGTTTGAGATCGAAACACACAACCCGGTCGCCTTCGCCTACGGCCGCCCGGAAGCACAGGACAGCATCGCGCACTGCATGCAGGTCGCATCCCTGGTCACAGTGTCCACCGAACCACTGGCCGAACGGATGCGCACCTACAACCCCAACGTGGTGGTGCTGAAGAACCGCATCGACGAATCACTGCTGAGCATTGAGCGTCCGCGCCGCGACAAGGTGACCATCGGCTGGGCCGGCGGGGCGTCGCATCTGTACGACCTCGGCGAGTGCGCCTACGGGCTACGCAAAACCATCGACCGGCACCGCGACGTCGACGTGCACTTCATTGGCCCCGACTTCACCAGCGTGATCCGTCGGCCGATACGGCACACCCCGTGGTGCCCGACGACCACCGACTACTACCGGCTGATCGATTTCGACATCGGCCTGGCCCCGCTGAAACCGAGCGTGTTCGCGCGGTCCAAGTCCTACATCAAGGCATTGGAATATGCCGCGCTGGGCATCCCGGTCATCGCCTCGGACGTCGAACCGTATCGAGACTTCGTCGTCGACGGCGTGACCGGCTACCTGATCCGCCGCGACCATGAGTGGGCGTCGCGGATGCGCGACCTGATCCACGACGCCGACATGCGCGCCGACATGGGCGCCAAAGCCAAACAGGTCGCGGCCGACTACACGATCCAGAACGGCTGGCCCGACTGGGAAGCCGCTTACCAGAGCGTGCTCTGACATGAGAAGGGTGTGACATGACGTCGCCGTACATGTTCCCCTACGCCTACACCGGGGCGCCGTTCTTCGAGGTTGACGAACTCGCCGCGCGGCTGCAGATCAGCATCGACAGCGACGACCCGGCGGCGTTCCTGCTGGCGCAACTGGCATCGGATGCGGTGCGCGAAGACCTGCGCCTGTCGGTCGATTATGTCGACAGCGATCAGGTCACCGTCTACGGCGACAACAGCGAGATCCTGGTGCTGCCCGAGCGTCCGATCACTGCGGTGTCAGCGGTGTCGATGGCCGGACAATCACTGGTCCCGGTCACCACCAACACGACGTCGACGCTGCTGATGTATGACTGGCGCCCCGACGGCCGGTTGTACCGCGTCGTCTACGGCGGTTCGTTCTACGCCGGCGAACTGTATTTCAAGTGGCCCGCCGGCGTGCCGGTGACGGTGACTTATTCGCACGGCTACCGGGTCGTGCCGTCGGTGTTCAAGCGGGTCGCCCTCGAGCTGGCTGCTGCCGCCTACGCCAACCCTGATATGGCCAAGGTGCAGTCGACGGGCCGCACCCGCATCGAGCCCGCCGCAGTCGGTTTGTCGCTGACCGCGTTCCCTGACCTGCGCTCCGATCTCGACATGTATCGCCGGATGACGCTGTGACGCAGATCCACCTGGGTCGGCAGAACGTCATCGTGCGCAACAAGACGGAAGGCGCACCCGGACGGTATGAGACGACGCCGGTGGCGCTGCCGCCCGTGGTGGTCAGAAGTTGTTCGCTGCAGGCGGTGCAGACCGAACGCCAGGTCGGCAACCTGACCGACGTCTCGATCAGCCGCTACGAATTGTTCGCCCCAACATCAGCCCCGTTGACGCCGACCAGCCAGGTCGAACTGGTGACGTCCCAGCAGACCGACACCTCGTACACGATCGACGGCGCCACCTACTACACCACCGGAATCGTCTACGACGTCGACGGGGAACCGTCGATATGGGTCGATCACTTCGGTCGCCAGCATCACACCGAGTGCTACCTGAAGGTGCGCTCGTCGTGATCATCGGCCACGGCAATAACTACGACGCGCACGGGATCGGCACCGACCCGTTCCCCGGCACCGGCATCAGCCACGAGGATGTCGTGAAGGCCTTTGGCAGTCCCGAGATCCACGCCGAAGTGCAGAAGCTCGCCGAGCAGCTGCAGGAAGCCGTCAAGTCCTACGCCCCGGTGTTCGGTGACCGACCGCCGCGGCGCGAGTCGCCGGCCGACGGCTCGGTGGGGGAGTTCCGCGACTCCATCGAGATCACCTGGGTGACAACGTCGGACTCCGGCGGCCTACCCGTCGCCCGCGTCATCTCCAAAGACATCAAAGCCGTGTGGATTGAGTACGGCTCGGCGCACATGCCCGAGTACGCGCCGTTCACCAAGGCTGCAGCCGAACTCGGCGGATCTGGCCCGAATTACGACGGCCAGATCGGCGCCGCACAGTCCAAGTTCCGCAGCGCCAAAGAAGAACTTGAGCATGCCCGCCGCAGTGGCTCCCGCGAGGACGCGGCGCTGGCCGCCAAGCACTTTGAGGCGGCGAATGTGCATCGCAGCGAGGCGTTCAAGTCGGGACGCACGCAGGCCGATCGGTCCGGGCGCAACGGCGGAAACGGCGGAAGGCGGCGACGGTGACTTATGCACTGAGCGCCCCGAATGCCGTCGAGGTGGCCATCGCGTGGCTGCGCCCACTGGGTCAGCCCTGCTATGCCGTGCGCAAACAGGGCGACCCGTTGCCGTACCGGCTGATCAGCCGCGTCGCTGGCTCCGATGTTGAGCTGTACGCCGACGATGCGGTCCTGTCGGTGCACACCTTCGCCGACACCTACACCGACGCATCGGATTTCGCTGATGCAGGCCATCGGCGAATGCTGCTGCTGGCCAACGATCCACTGGCAACGGTCACGCTGTCCGACGGGTCGACGGTGTCGGTTCAATACGTCGAGACGGTGCAGAAGCCGATCCATCTCGACTATGAAGAGCCGGATATCTATCGGTTCATCGCCCGCTACAAGCTCGGCGTCGCGCTCAGCTTCTAACGGTTTCTCCAGCCCAACCCTCGCCGGTCCTTCCGGTTTCTCTCACCCCTTCCCGAAAGGAAATCACAGTGGCACTCACTGTTCCCTCCACCGGCGCACCGTGGTCAACCTCTAACCTCGGGTCGCTGCGTACCAACCGCGTTCGCCGCGGCGGTCGCGTCGCGGTCCTCGTTCGCGACTACTTCGGCTCGACCACCAACATGAGCCCCGGCGTGTTCTCGCCGTTCGCTCAGGACGGCCAGATTCGCCTGGATCTGCTCGCCGCTGTTCCCGACCCGGTCAACGCCGGACAGTGGATCAAGAACACCGCCGCCAATCAGGGCTGGTATCTGATCGGCTGGCTGGACAGCAAGGGTGTGGATCACATGCCCGACATGGCCGTCGACAAGCTCGAGGGTCTGCAGTCCAACGAGACGCTGCGCTCCGACATCCAGAAGGAAGGCGGCTCGGTCAGCTTCGTCGCACTGGAGTCCACCGGCCTGACCGATGCGCTGGAGTACAACCTGCCGCTGTCCTCGATGGTCGATGACGGCGCGTCCAACTATTTCGTCGGCAAGCTGGCCGACGCCGCACTGATCGAACGCCAGTTGCTGGTGATCCGCGCCGACGCGACCGCCGGTGGCGCCGAGTACACCGCCATCCCGCATCCCCGCGTCGCCGTCGACAAGGTCAACAAGCGAACCTGGGACAAGAAGAGCGCCGACAGCCTCGACATCACCTTCGATGACCTGCTCGACCCGTACTTCGTGGACACCACCGGTCGTCCGCTGGCCGCCGGTCGCGCGCGCTGGCGTTCCGGTGCCGGCTGGCTCAGCGCCGGTGGCGCTCCGACGTTCTCCTCGACCGCCCCGGTGGCTGCCGCGGTGTCGGGTGCCAAGGCGACGGTCACCGTCGCCGAGCCGACCGACTACGACCCGGCGACCGTCACCTACACGGTGGCTCAGCAGGTCGGCGGTACTGGCGCCTACACCAGCTCGACTCTCGGTGCGGGCACCAACCCGACCGGCGTCGGCACCGGCACGCTGGTCTTCACCGTGACCGGCCTGACCGCGGCGAGCACCTACAAGTTCCAGATCACCGCAACCGGTTCAGACAACGTCGCGACCACCTCGACGTCGTCGAACTCGATCACGGCGACCGCTTAATACCCCTGCTGCGGGTGGCCTTGGGCTGGGTCACCCGCAGCAGGTCAAGCCCACACCAGCCCAAGCCCAAGCCCGAAAGGTACACATATGGCCCGTAATCCGCGCGCGCTGTCCCCGTCCGAGGCCCGCGAGCAGGCCGCCGACTACTTCGGTTTCGCTGCCAGCGAATGGCTGAAGGTCGGCGACGAGAAGTTCGAGATCCCGAACCCCGGCCTGATGGACGACGAGCAACTCGAACGGTACGAGGAACTGCAGGATTCCCTGCGTTTCTGCGACCGCGACGAGGTAGAACGCCGCAACGCCATCACCGGCGAGGTAGTCGTTCACCCCGTCACCGGCGACCCTGTCGTCGACCATGTCCTGATTGAGCCGCACCGCAAGGGAGGGGAACTCGTTCGCCCGCCATATGCGGTGCGGCTCGCTATTGCTTTGTGGGGTCAGGACGGTTACGACCTCTACGTCGCCAAGTGCAAGGAGATCGGCGAGAAGCCGAACACGACGCTGATCCCGGTGATCTGGCGCAAGATGCAGCGACAGTTCTCCGATCGGCTGGCCCAAGACTCCAAAAGTGCGGGAAGCACTGATGCTGATGAGGTCGTGGCCGACGGAGATTGAGTCCGACCTGTCTCGCTATCACCGCCGCAGCATCGGCGACTGGTGGCGGGGCGTGATGTCCTCGCGCGAACTGATGGCGCTGGTGCGCCACCTGCCCGAGGAATCAGCCTTCAAGACCGAGGCGGAACGCGACGGCGAATGGCCGGCACGGATTCGCATGATCCAGACCGGCGTCAACGAGCTATCCAAGCTGCGGGCGTCCTATCACGGGATGCACGGCGCGAATTACGAGCCGGTGCTGTGGATTTCACCCGGTGAACTGCGCGCCCAGGCCGACGAGGAAGAAGTCGGCCAGGAACTGCAGGAAGACCTGAGTTGCCAATTATTCGGAAGGAGCTGAGCCATTTCTATCTATTTGGACGTGATGGCTCGGCTCGACGAACGCTCGGCCGCTACCGCCGCGGAGGACGCCAAGCGGTTCTTCTCCGAGCACGGCCGACAGGCCGGCACCGAGTTCGCCAACCAGTTGTCCACGGCGGTGGCCAAGGGCGACAGGGACGTCGAGAAGGCGCTGTCGGGCTATCAGCGGTCGTACCGCTCGCTGCAGGACATGATGGGCAACGTCCGCTCCGAGCAGGTCAAGCTCAACGATGCCGTCGAGAAATTCGGCGCCAATTCCTCGCAAGCGGTTCGGGAGACCGAGCGCCTTGAGCAGATGCAGCGCAGGCTCGCCGACACGACAGCGGCCGCGACCAACCAATACGACCGGCTGAAGTCGGCCGTCAATGGCGCAACGAGGGAGCACCAAAACCTCTTCGGCGCCATGTCCTCAAGTGCCGGTCAGGCGATTCGGTCGAATGAGACAGTCGAGAAGCTGACCACCAACTTCGCCAGCTCCACCGCGGCCGCCGCAGCACTCGGCGGCGTCGTCGGCGGCGCGTTGGCGATGGGATTTCAAGGTCTCGTCGAGACGATCGCCGACGTCCCAACCAAGTTTTTCGAGATCGGCCAAGAGTGGGACAACCTCGGCAAGAAGCTGCAGTTCCAGACCGGCCTCAGTGGCGGCGGGTTGGCTGATATCACCAACACCGTCGGCGAACTGGCCAAGACGACGCCGGCCAGCCTGGGTCAACTCGGCAATGTCGCCGCCGACGTCAGCCGCAACCTGCACCTTAGTGGCGACGAACTGGCCAACGTCACGCAGCAGATCACACTGCTGGATGAGAAGTCCGGCCAGGCGCCGGTCAACATGCACCAATTGGCGCAAGCCACAAAGCTCTTCGGCGTCGAGGGTAAAGACACCGGCCGCTTCATCGACCAGCTCTACACCGCATCGGCGCGCACCGGCCTCAGTGTCGACGCGATGCTGGCCACGTTCAGTAAGTCCGGCACCGTGATGCGCGAGGCATTCTCGGGCATGTCGGCGCAGCAGGCACTTGGATTCTTCACCCAACTCGATGCCGCAGGTGTCAATCTGCAGACCATCGGACCGGCGATCAGTCGCGCGGTCAACGATTCCACCAAGCCGGGGGAGAAGGGCAAAACCCCGGCCGACATCATTCGCGACACCGTCACCGAGATCGACAAGCTGGAGAGGGCCGGCGACCGCGCCGGTGCAATCAATCTGGCTACCAAAATCTTCGGCGCGGGTCAGCGCGGCGGTGGCGCCACGTTCATCGACGCGATCGAGAACGGCACCCTTGACCTGAACAATCTGACCGGGGCGCTGAACACGTCAACGCTGTCGATCAAACAGCAGGCCGACGCGACGATGACGACCGCCGAGAAGTGGCAGCTGTTCCACAACAACCTCGACGAGGCGATGCGCCCGGTTTCCTCGGCGCTATTCAACGAGATTCAGCCGATGCTCGACAAACTGGTGAGCTGGGTACAGGGCCACCAGTCCGAGCTAATCTCCTTCTTCACTCGCGCCGGTCAGGCCGCGATCGAGATGGCCGGCTGGATCTCCTTCGGTATCGGCAACACCCTGAAGGCGCTCGGCGAACTCGGCGAAGGGTCGGCCAAGGCACTCAAGGGATTCGCCGACGAGTTGACCAACGTCGGCAAGATCACGTCATGGATTCCCGGTCCGCTCGGCGAAACCGGACGTGCCATCGAAAAGGCCGGCGGCAAGCTTGGCGGGGCGGCCGACAGCGCCGAGACCCTGTTCCACGGCATGGACACCGGCGGCAACGTGCTGCTCAATTTCGCCACCAATACGGCGCCGAAGCTTGCGGATTCGCTGGGTAAAGCCGGCGAACACGCGGCCACCGCCGCCAAGGCGACGGAACTGCTCAAGGATAAGACCAAAGAGCTGCCCGACAGCCATGAGATCGTCCTGAAGGACAACAGCCCCGAACTGGTCAAAGAGTTTGAGGATCTGGGCTTCACGATCGAGCACCTGCCGGACGGGCACATTTCGGTGCGCGTGGCCTATACCGACCAGAACGGTCGGCCCATCGACCCGGCGCAGCTGACCACACCGGGGTTCATCCCTGCCACTCCCGGCGATTCGCGACCACTGTCAGCCTCGGGCATTCCTCAGGCCGGTGGCCGCGCCGGCGGCGGTCCGCTGAATGCACCCGGTCCGAAAGGCAAAGACTCCGCACTGTTCTGGGGCGCCGACGGCGAGCATGTCCTCACGCATTCTGATGTGCAGGCGATGGGCGGTCACTCCGCTGTCCATGCGTTCCGCGACGCGCTGCACCGCGAAGGCGGCGGCCCACTCGGCCAGGATGTGCAGGTCGCCCACATGATGGAGGGCACCCCGTACAGCCAAGCCGCGCGCACCGACTGCAGCGGCATGGTGGCGCGCATCATCTCCGCATCTATTGGTGTCGGCACGGGAAGCTTGCCGAGCACCAAGAACATGGGCCAGTGGCTGGCGTCGCTGGGCTTCCAGACCGGCGTCGGCGGTCCCGGTTCCATCTCGGTCGGCTGGTATGACAAGGGCGGCGGCCCGAACTCTGGTCACGCCGCCATGACATTGTCCGACGGGGAGAACGCCGAGTCCGGTCCGGCGGGCAAGCTTGTCGTCGGTGCCGGCGCCGCCGGGGCGTCATCCTCGGAGTTCGATCACCACATGTTTCTGCCGCAGGCCTGGGGCGACGGCGCCGGCGGATCGGGTGGCGGCGGCGGTACCGGTGGCGGCGGTGGAAGTTTCAGCTACACCGCACCGGGAAGCGCCTACGGTGGCGGGTTGCCGCCGGGTGCGACGGCGGGCACCGGTCCGAACGGCATGCCGGGGTATTACACCTCCGACCCGAAAAAGGTCGACGCCGCGCAAGGCAAGATCGACAAGCTTGAGTCCGACATCAAGATCCTTGAGGAGAAGAAGTCCGAGGAAACGGTCAAGACCAAGCAGTCCGAAAAGGACAAGATCGACCAGGAAATCAAGGCCAAAAACGAGGAGTTGACCAAGGCGCGCGGGGAGCTGGACGCCGCCAAGCAGGGCGACTTCCATGCGGCGCACTGGAATCCGGCATCGCGCGCATCAATGGTCGGATCATCCACTGGCGGTGGCTCCCGTAGTGGCGGCGGATCCTGGGGCGCTCCGCTGGCGGCGGACTTCGGTGTGTCCAAGGGCGTCGGCGGCATCGCGCAGAACCTGACGGCGTTCCTCGGGGATCTCGCGTTCGCGCCGGTATTCGGTGCGCTCAACGCGGTCACCGACACTTACGGCGGATTCGCCCCCGGCGGCGGCACGGGCCTGCTCGGGTTGGCGTCACTGGCCGGCGGTGGACCCGGCGGTGGGTTCGGCGGTGCCGGTGGCGGCGCGGCGGGCGGCCGTGGCATGTTGGCGCGCAGCGTTATGGGCACACCCGGCGCCACCGGTTCGGCCGTCAACGGGTCACTGAATCCCGCACTGACCCCTGGCGAGCTACCCAAACAGATGACCGGAACCGGTCAAGGCCTCGGACTGTCTGGCGGTGGCATCCTCGGCATCGCCCAGCAGGGTGTCAGTGCCGCGATCGGCGCGGCGGGAATGGCCAGCGACGCGATGGCACCGGGCGCCGGCGCGGCCGCGGGAATCGCCGCGCAGATCGGCATGCAGGAACTGACCCGCGGCATCACCTATGGCGCGCAGGTCGGCGGCATCCTCGCCTCCGGTCTGATGCAGACATTCCTGCCAGATGCACCGCAGAACGGTTGGGGCGCAAAGATCCTCGGCGGCGTGATGGGCGCACACCCGACCACCTCCAACACGGCCGACACCGGTCAGCAGGGCCAGAAGGGCACACAGCAAGGTGCAGACGGGCGCCCCGATCAACCCGGACAAACCGGACAGGGTGACACCACCGGCCAGTCGGCGCCGCCGTTACAGGGCAACGGCAAGCCGTCCTCGGATCAGGATCCCAATGCCGCAGCCGGTGACACCATCCACGGCAGCCAGTTCAACGGCCCGGTCACAGTCAACAACGGACCCACGCAAGACCAAGCCATGAGCGTGGCGATGCAGGTATCTCGCCAACAGGTGGGGATGGGGATGACGCCGTGACGATCACCTCCTATCCGTCGGGCACCATCACCCCCTACGGGGAATCGTTGTTACACAGTGGAACAACGCCGCTGGTGGCCTACCGCTACCAGGATCAGGTGTTCAACCTGATGGGCGGTCTGGCACCGATTCCCGGCGTGCAGTCCGGCGTGCTGCTGCAAGGCATCAAAGGCCTGATGCCGGAATGGCATCTGCTGGATCAATCCGGCGCCCGCGAGGACGGTGTCACCAACATGGGATCGGTCCTCGATCCGATCCAGATCGACATGAAGGCGCTCGTCACCGGCAAGGAGCCGGGGATGACCCATGCGCAGGCGGTGGCCCGCAAGCGCGAGGTGCAACGCGCGTGGATCGGATCGTGGGCCGCCGATCAGGTCGGCGAGTTGTCGTGGACGACGCCGACGATGGGCAAGTGGTGGGGGATGGCTCGGTGGATGAAAGCAGCCAACGACGACATCCCCAACACCATCAACGCCACACAGAAGTTCCCGTGGACGGTACGCATCGACGGTGGCGTGTGGCAGTCGACCCCGTCGACGTCGCAGTGGCCGCTGACACCGCTGCTGACCGACTACGGATCGGGATGGCTGCCGCTGAGTAACCGGGGCGACCGCGACGCCTGGTGGTCGGCGCTGGTGTACGGACCGGGCACGTTCAGTTTCTCCAACGGTCCCGGCTCGGCATCGACGATCACCTACGGCCCGCTCTATGAGGGTCAGATTGTGCTACTCAACTCTCATCCACGGCTTCCGGTCGTGGTGGATTTGTCTCCCGGTGTGGTGACGCAGGTGCTGACCCCATATCAGACTCGGCTGCAGAACCTCGTCAGCTTCGCTTCCAACGGCAACATCGTGCCGCTGCTGCAGCAGTTCGAGTCCAAGTTCGGGATCCTTCCGCCGCAGACGAACATGGCGGCGCTGCTGGCCGGCCGGTTCACCAACCCGATCCCCAAGACGGTCACCACCCCCACGGTGTCCAACATCCGCGTGTCGGTGACCGGGGCCAGCTCGGCGACCAAGGTGATCGCCGCGGTGACCCCGCGTCGTCGGTGGCCTGAATGAGTGACCTCGCCAACCGGCTAACGTCGAGCGATCCGCGCGCCGCAATGGCCGGGGCGGCGTCGGCCTCTAACCCGGTACCGGATACCGACATCTATGTCGAGATTCTGGACAAGACGTACAAGCTGCAGGGCTACTGCAACGACTACACCTACCTGTCGGTGATGTGGCCGCGCAACGACGTCGAGACGGGTCGGATCGTGCTGAAGGGCACCGACCCGATGGTGCCGGCGTTGCGGGCTTGTTCTTCGACGGTGGTACCGATCGTCATCAGCAACGGCAGCGGCACTCTGCAGTGGTCCGGCCGCGTGTCTGACACCGACTATGCACTCGACGGGCAGGGCAACTGGACACTGACCGCATCCCTGGTCGGCGACACCGCCTATCTGACGCACATGCTGGCGTGGGTCAACTTCCTGACCCCGATCGAATACCAGGGACCGCTACGTGAAGCGGTGTACTTCGGTAACGCCTGCACGGTCGTGGAAACCGTTATCGCCGAGAACGCGTTTCGTCTTCAGCTGGGCTACTGGGACATGGCCAACGCGCTATCCTCGCTCGACGGAGATTGGCGGGCATGGTTTTCCACTTGGCTTGAAGGCGACGGCAAGCTCGCCGACATGCTGCACACACCGGTATACGTGGTGCATCACAACCCGTTTCAGGACACGTCGCCGTTTGTGTTTCTGACCGGTCGCTTTGATCCGATCCTGCAGCTGGTGCAAGGCATCATCAAGGACAACGGGCTGGATCTTGAGGTGAAGCTGTGGCGGCCGGGGGATCCGCAACCCGACCCCGACCGCGCCACCCTGAAGGTGGCGACCTATGTGGTACGCGTCATCGACCGATCCGGCATCACCGGCCCGACCGGCCGCAGCTTCATCGACGGCGTCCTCAAAGACATCGCGCAGCTGCAGCAGGGCGCGTTCGGCGAGGCGTCGGGACCGTTCACCGGATCAGCCAACGCGCAGCAGTACGCCGCGGAGGGGATCTACATCGCCCCGGAGTTGGGCGTGAACTTCACCCCACCGTGGGCGATGGTGATCGCAGATCACCCGAAGTCACCGCTGTTGTCGGCCAACATCATCGACCACCACACGATGGCTCACACGACGATTATCGGCGGAAAGAGCCCCCAGTGGTTGGTCTGTGCCCCACCGGGAAACCGGTGGGGCACAGACCGACTCACGCACCAAATTAGACGATTTAATCAATGCGACCCTGTCCTGGCTGATCGACTCAGTGGAGATCCTGATCGGCTTCACCGGCATCCCCACCGATCTGCTCTCCGGCCTAATCTCCGACACCATCCTGGCCTTTGAGTTGGCGATCAACGAGGACCGGCGGCTGGCTAACGGACCGTATTGCTACCCCGAGCAGATGTTCCCCAGCTCCAATGGCGCCCCCTATAACGTCGATGCCTTGTTCAATCTTATTTCGGCGCAATGGGATACGCGTGGTTTTCGCTCGGCGAAGGTGTCGATGCTCAATGGCACCTACGGGCTGCAGATCAACCGCGACATCTTCCGCGGCGGCATGATGATTGTGGCGCTGCAGAACACCGGCGAAGCCTTCATGGACTACGTCGAGAACATCACGCTGACCGACGACCGCAAGAGTGCCCGCGCCAAAGTCGAGGTGCAGGTCGGCGACGGCAAGCTGCATGACAACCCGATGGCCATCTTCAGTAGAAAGCTCAAGGAAATGTGGAAGTTCCTCGCTGACGTGACATTGCAGGATCAGTAGATGCCGATCATCGTCAACAACTCAGACGGCAGCCAGTCGGTGACGTTCACCGACGTCGATGTGACCCTGTCCAATTGGGATCCGAGCACCGGCGCGGCGGTGTGCACGTTCACCGCCAAAGCTGGATTCGGCACCCTGCCGGGCATCCTGCAAGGTCCACCCGGACTACCGCCGCAGTTCCAGATCTCCATGACGCAGGTGCCCTCCGGCACGGCGCTGCCGAGTCCGAATCCGGTCGTCGATCTCATCGACCCCGGCGGCCCCGGCGTCCCGAGCCAGTACTCGCTGAACTTCTACGTCAACGAAGGCGAACCCGGCTCGGTCGGATCCTTCGCCCTCGCCTTGGCCGCCGACATCGTCGGTGCTCGCACCGCAGCGGTGGGGAAGATGCTCGGCATCACCTCGTCCGGCTCCACTCCGGCGTTCGGGTTCGTCACCCCGCCGGTGTCCTCAATGTGGTGGCCGACGACCATCAACTCCACCGGATCATCCTCGACATCCAACCGCACCCTGTGCGCGGTGTCGGTGGGTCCGATGGACCGCCCGTGGTTCCCGCTGTGCTTCGGCCAGTCCGTCGTCACCGCACTAGATGGCACCGCACAGGTCAATCTGGTGGCGCGAGTGGCCAACGCGACGACCGGCAATATCGTCGCCCAAGGCATCGGAGTCGCCAATCAAGCCACCGCGACAGTCCTGCAGTCTGGGCCGCCGGCGGGCTCAGCGACCGGTTACGGCGTCATCAGTGCCGGGGTCGCCACCACCGTCTACTTCAACGCCGAGCAGGTCGGTGGCACCCCGGCCGACTACTCCACCTCGGCGAGCACCACCACCTTCTTCGTCGGGGCGCTGATTGTCGGATGACCTCGCCGTCCGGCCCGTCGACGATCACCCCGAACTCGTCGATCCACAACCAGCCCAGTAGCAAGAGCCCCAAGCGCGGCGCCCCGTTCTCGGCGGGCCAGCTGGAGGCGATCGGCACCTATCTGATCGACTCAATTCTGGCCAAGGTGCTGCTAGCGGTATCGGGGATCAGCGTGTTCGGCATCCACCCGTTCGCCGGCCTGGCGAACTGGGCCAACAATCTGATGACGCAGGCCACCAACGCGCTGGCCAATGCGACCAACGCGCAAGGTTCGGCGAACCTCGCCAACGGCGGCGTCAACTCCATCTATGCCTATCTGTCGGGGACGGCGGTCGGCGGCGTGCACGGCTCGGAAGCCTTTCCCGGCTCGTCCTCGAGCAGCCTGGGATCGTCCTACAACGAGTACTACACCGGATCCGGTGCGGGCACTCTCGGACTGTCTGGGGACGGCAAGGCCCGCTGGCATGCGTCCGGGCTGCTGTTCGGGCGTCAGTGCATCGCGGTCCGCAACGACGTCACGCTGGTCACCGACCAGCAGAAGTCGTGGCTGCTACTGACCGACGTCGTCGATCACGGCGCCCAGGTGTTCCTGTTCAACCGCTGCAACGCCAACGACGTGGTGATCAGTGGCGCCACCTACCACGCGGGCCAAAACGGCGTGTTCGCCGTGCTGTCGGCAGTCATTGGCGGCGGCGCCCGCGCACAGCTCGGCTACATGGTCAACGGCTCAATGACCTATTTCGGTTCCGCGCAGGCCTATTCGGCCTCACCGGGGGATGTGTATGGGCTGCAGATCGGTACGGCAAGCAATCCGCGCGAGTACATCCTGCAGCACAACGGCAACACCCTGATCAATTACATCGACTCCGGCACCAGTTCCATGATGGGCGCCGGATTCCGCAACCCCGGCTTCGGCGTCTCGGCGGCCGGCGGCCTGTTCGGCGAAACCGGTCCACCGGATCTGGAGAGCTTCACCTGGTGCGACGCCGCATGAAAGGTTCGACGTGTCAACATCTCTGAGCTTGTCCTCGACGGCTGTCGGCTGGCATCTGGAGTCACCCGAAGACCTGGCCACCGCGCTCAACGAGGCGCAGGGGCTGGGCTACCGCGGCGGCATCATGGTTGGCCCGCCATCGCTGGACGGCACCGTGACCTGGATGTTGGAGCTGAACCCGCCGGAGGGTGTCGGCGCGACGGCCACCATCGGCCAGTGGGTCGTGCACTGGTCCGGGCGGCTGATGGTGCTTACACCCGAGCAGTTCACGGCCGCCGGCTTCACCACGGCGTAGGAAAGGACACCCCGACATGACCACACCACTGGACAGCCTGATTACCGGCTGGTCAGCGCGATGGGTGAAAGACCCCCAAGCCGTTTTGGATTTCGCCGTCGACTGGTCGGTGTGGATGACTCCCGGCGACTCTCTGGTTGCGTGCGACTTCCAGCCGTCCTCTTCAGACATCAAAGTCATTTCCCAGACCGTCGGCACCACCCTCGGCGGGGTCGCCAATGCCAACGCAGTGGTGTGGCTCGGCGGCGGCGTCCAAGGCACCACCTACACCGTCACCTGTCACGTCACCACAGCCAATGGGCGTCAGGACGATCGCAGCTTCACCCTCGACATCGAGAACCTGTAAAGGAGTTCCATACATGGCAACCGGAATCAGCGCCGCACTGGCGCAGGCGTGGCTCGGCACCCTGACGAATACCCCGTGGGTGGCTCCGATCACCGCCGTGCAACTGCACACCGGCCAACCCGGAGCCAACGGCACGGCTAACGTTTCGGCGGTCGGATCGCGTCAGCAGTGCAACTTCGTCCTGTCGGGCAACTCGCTGATCTTCACTGGTTCACCCCCGACGTGGTCGATGACGACCGCGGAGACCATCACGCTGGCCACCGTGTGGAGCGATTTGTCGGCGGGCACCTTTCTGTTCTCCGGCACCCTGCTGGCGCCGCAGACGGTGGCGAACGGGGACGTGTTCACCTTGAACGCGATCACACTGCCGTTCCTGTCCTCGACCATCGCCTCGTAGCCATGCCGGTCACATTCGATTCTTCCGGTCACGGCGCGAAGCTGTCGCTGAGCGGTTCGGGCACCCTGACGTGGAGTCACACGGTGTCGACGATGGCAGCCAACACTGTTGTCCTGGTGGGTGTCTTGTGGAACGGCGACGTCGATGTCAGCTCGGCATCCTTCAGCGTCACCTATGGCAGCACCACTATGACCAAGATCGCCGGACCCGTGACGTGGCTGTCCGGTATCGGCTCCAATCCGAAGTCATGGATGGCGCTGTACTCGCTGACATCTCCAACGGCGGGCACCAGCACGATCACCATCTCCTATTCGGGGATGAGCGGATCGCTACTGACGGACAACCTGTATGGCGTGTCCTCGTCCTACGCCGGCGTCGCCTCGGTGGATGCCGCCGTGACGGCCACGACGTCGACATCGACGGACAACTCGGTCACCGTCCCCAGCTTGAACCCGGCCAACCGGGTCGTCACCGTGCACGGCGTTGGCATCACCAAGGCATTCACCGGCGCCTATCCGGCATCGCTGCGCGCCAAGGCGGCCTTGGTCCTCGGCGGCCAGCTCGTCATCGGTGACACTCCCGGCAGCTCAAGCGTCACCGAAACCATCGAGCAGTCCAACACCAATCAGTGGGGCGCGTTCGGTGTGAACCTCGAGCCGGCCGTGGTGACCGCGACCGCGGCGGCGCCGGCCATCGCGCTCGGGGCGATCACCTGTCGCGGTGGCGTATTCCGCAGTTCGCTGCCACCGCGGTCGCGCACATGGATGATCGACGTCAGCGCCCAGGATGTCCCCGCGGCGGTTTCGAAGGCTCTCATCTCGTCCATCTCCTCGGCCAATATCACCGACGCGGGAGCCACCGGCCTCGCATTGCTGCGCTCATCGACCACCACGGCGGCGTGGTCGGTGCTGGGAAGTGCGCCCGGTGGTAGTGGCGGCGGCGGCGGTTCGACCGTGACCGACCGCAGCGATGGCACCGCTACCGCATAGAGGGAAAAGGAATACATGACTACCCTGGTAACCCCGCTGGTTCTCGGTTCGGCGACCATCACGACGAGCACGTCGCCGTTGATCGGGAAGATCAACGTCTATGACGCCACGTCGGGCATACTGACGCCTGCACTGCCCGCACTGTCCGGGCTGAATGTCGGTGCACGGCTGGCGTTACGCAAAACCGATACCACGACCAACTCGGTGACATTCATTTGCGCCGGGTCGGACACCACCATCACCGGCGGGACCGCGATCACATTGCGGCTGCGCGACGACCACGTCGAATTACAGGTCGTGGCACAGGGATCAGGGAAGGCATGGGCCTACGTCGACTCCTCGCACGCACTGACGAGTTTGGACGCCCGCTACGTGCCGACGGCGACAGCGCCGCAATACAACGTCAAGGATTACGGCGCCAAAGGCGACGGGTCCACCGACGACACCGCGGCCATCCATGCGGCACGCGATGCGGCCGGCGTCGGCGGCACGGTGGTGTTCCCGGCGGGCACCTACAACATCGTCGGCAACAACGACGGTTCGGGCTGCCTGAAAGCCAACGTCGCATCGCAGGTCTGGAACATCACGCCGGGTGCGACCATCACTCAGACCAACCATGCGCGGGCGTTGATCACCGTCGACGCCGCTGGCGTGACCATTACCGGCGGTGGCACGCTCGACGGCGGCCGGGTGGCGCTCGGCGGCAACGCCTACAACGTTCTGGCCGTCATCCTGGGCACCGTCAACTCCAACTTTCTCACCGTGCAGAACGTGACCGTGCAGAATGGCAGCTACTACGGCGTGTGGGGACAGGGTTCGCGCACGCGGGTGTTGGGCTGCAAGTTCTTCAAGAACTGGTTCGTCCCCATTCTTCTGTCGTCCTATGTCCTGTCGATCCAGCTCGGGTCGACCATTCAGGACACCTACGACATGGAGGTCTCGGACAACTACGTCGACCGCAGCGACGAAGATCCGACGACCATCGCCAGTGGCGGGATCAAGATCAAGGGAAACACGGGGACCAGCGGCATCACCGGTGATGCCGCGAAGCGCACCTACCGCCCCAAGGTGGTGCGCAACACGATTCTGATGCCGCTCAACCCTTCGAACACGACGGGCATCGTTTTGGGAATTGAGATCGCCTTCCCCGGCGACTATGCACTGGTCGAAGGCAACACGATCATCAACGGCACGATGGGTGTCTCTGTAGCGCAATGCAACACGTCGCGGGTCATCGGAAACTTGTTCTACGGTCAGGTGCTGGCCGCCATCGAACTCGCCGATTCCCCCGGCGCCATCGTCCAGGGCAACACCATCGACGGGCAAGGGCGGCTCGGCTCCATTTCCAGCGCCTGCGGGATCTGGTGCGATGGGTCCGGCAGCCTGACCAAAGATGTCGCCATCGTGGGCAACCGCATCTACGGCATCCACACGTCAGGCCGGTGCGTATCGGCCGGCTATACATCTCACTTCGTCATTGTCGGTAATTCCTTCGAGGCGCGTAACGGCATCACCTTCACGGGAATGACTGATGTCACCGTCACCGGAAACACGTTCTACGGCGACGGTTCCGGTTATGGCGTGGGGCTGATCAACTGCAACAGCGCCGTGGTGTCGGGCAACGCGATTCAGACGTTCAACCAGGGCGTGCAAATTTACGCGTCCTCGGGAACGTCGGACTACTTCAACGTCAGCAACAACCATTTCCGGTTATGCACAACCCCAGTCAATGGGCAGACGGCCGGCGGTTCCATCGGTACCAACGTCGTCAATGCGGGCAACTTAGTGAGGGCTTCATGACTGCAATTGCTCGTACTGACGTGGACGTGTCCAGCGCCCAGGTCATCACTAATAAGGACTTGTCCAGTAACACGAACACCTTCCCTGCGTTCTCTGCGCACCTGACGCCGGTCTGCACCACGGCTGGCGGCGCGACGGGAACCGAGGACGGTGCGAACACCTGGGCCAAGCTCGTCACGTTCACCACCGGAACCAATCAAACCGTCGAGGGTTCCTACATCTACGCGATCAACGAAATCGGCGCCGGCGGCAACCTCAAAGAGGCGGCGCTCATCGCAGTCGGCGTGGGGTCGAACGCGACGAGCGCAAACCCCACCGCGGCTGTCACCATGCTGGCTCACACGGGCGGCTACTGGCTGACGTCTGATGCGTTCAAAGTGATTTCAGATGGCTGGACGAGCGACATTGTGCTGTGGATGAAGAAGGCGCAGACCTACGGCCGGTTCACCGTCTGTGAGGTCGGTAAAGCCGCTCACGCCAGCCTGGTCGTCACCTACAACGACGGCGCGGCATGGCAATCCACGACCCCGACCGGCGCCGTCAACAACGTCTCAACGAGCGGCGTCAGCTCCGGGGTCACGTTCACCGCGCCATCTCTCATCGTGTCCAGCAGTCGCACCCCGGCATCCTCAAGCGCCACCGGAACGACCGGGACGGTGTGTTGGGACGCGAGCTACATCTACGTCTGCACGGCAACAAACACCTGGAAAAGGGCTGCGCTGTCCACATGGTGACCGGCCCGGATAAGGACGCTCAGTAATGTCCCGCAAGTTCCTCAACGGCCTCGACGCCACTGGCACCAACCTGACGGCCAACGCTCACTTTTCCACCCGCACCTCGACAGCCACCGCGAACGGCACCACGACGCTCAGTATTTCCAGCAGCCAGGTGCAGGTGTTCACCGGAACCCTCGCGCAGAACGTCAAGCTACCCACCACCGGCGTGACCGCGGGCATGACCTACACCATCATCAACAACTCCACCGGCGTGGTGTCGATGCAGTCATCGGCGGGCAACGGGCTGCCGCAGGGCGCTATCGGGCCGTCCAAGACCGCGACATTCACGGCACAAATCGACACCCCGACAGCCGCCGCCGACTGGACGTGCACCAGTGCCACCGCCAATTTTTCCGCAGGAACATATACGGCACCAATACGGGACAGCTTCGGCATCCTCTACTCCGTTGGGTTCAACGCATCACTGACGAGCAACGTCACATCCGGCGGCACGCTCAACCTGACGAACAACTACAACGAAAACCAAGTGTTCACCGGGTCCACCACACACACCGTTGTGCTGCCGACGACCAGCGTCTCGGCGGGGCGCCGATTCACCATCATCAATACCTCGACAGGCTCGGTGACCGTCAACGCCTCCGGTGGCGCAACCGTGGCAACACTGACGACCAATACCGCAGGCACGTTCGTCGCACTGGTGGCCACCCCGACCACCGCGGCGAACTGGTTCAAAGTCAGCTAAAAGGAAAGGGTCACCGTGGCACAGTTGTTCAGCCCGCCGCCGAAGCTCGACCTCCCACTGTCCAAGGGCGGCGACCTCACGGTCACCTTCATCTACAAGCCCCTCGTCGTCGACGGCAGCGGCGAACCGATCCTCGACGGCAGTGGTAACAAGCAATACACCGTCACCAACTATCCAGGCGGCTCGACGGTCCAGCTGGTCATCGACACCAGCCCCGCCACCACCGCCAACGCCACCATCTCCGGTTCCTCGGCCACCGTCGTCGTCGACCACACCATCGTCGACGCCATCCCCAAAGGTGTGCCGTGGCGGGTCATTCTGGCCAACGGCGGCGCCGAGCAGGTCGTCACCAACGGCAGAACGGTTCGGTTCGACGGATGAGCCAGCCCATTGAGCTGGAGATCGCCGTCCCCGTCAACCGACTCGGCATCGACATCGAGGCACCGACCGCCGCCGTGCAACCCGACAACGCCCAAGTGGTGCTGTCACTGACCAGCCGTGGGCCGGCCGGACCGCAAGGCGATCCCGGCCCGTCATGGACCGGCTACACCTACAGCCAGAACACCCCGGCCGCCACCTGGACCGTGACCCACACCCTCGGCCGAATCCCCGTCACCGCAACCGTTCTCATCAACGGCGAGATCGTCGACACCGACATCGACTTCCCCGACAACTACACCGTCGTCGTCACCTTCGCCACCCCGCAAACCGGCACCCTCAAACTAGGATAAGGACCGCCAATGTCCCGCAAGTTCCTCAACGGCATCGACGTCACCAACCAGAAAATCGTCAACCTCGCCAGCCCCTCGGCATCCGCAGACGCCGCCAACAAGGGCTATGTCGACGCCCTGATCACCGGACTACAGTGGAAGCCCTCGGTACGCGCGGCCACCACCGTCACCGGCACCCTGGCCAGCGCCTACGCCAACGGCCAAAGCATCGACGGCGTCACACTGGCCACCGGTGACCGCATCCTGATTAAGAACCAGACCAGCGGCGCGGAGAATGGCATCTACGTCGTGGCCGCCACCGGGGCACCGACGCGGGCGACCGACATGGACGGCGCCGGCGAACTGGTCCCCAACGCCACCGTGTTCGTCAACGAGGGCACCGTCAACGCCGATACCGCCTGGACATGCACCAATAACGGCACCCTCACCATCGGCTCCACGGCCACCGTCTGGGCGCAGTTCGGTGGCGGCATCGTCTACAGCAACGGCAACGGCCTGAACCTGTCGGCCAACACCTTCTCGGTCAAGGCCGATACCGGCATCTCGGTGAGCAGCACCGGTGTCGCCATCGACAACTCGGTCGTGGTGCGCAAGTACGCCACCACCGTCGGCGACGGCGCCTCCACCGCCATCACCGTCACCCACTCGCTCGGCACCCGCGACGTGGTCGTCCGGCTCTACGACGCATCCACTTATGACCAGGTGGAATGCGACGTGAACCATGCGACCACCAACACGGTCACCCTGACCTTCGCCGTCGCGCCCAGCTCCAACGCCTACCGCTGCGTCGTCTTCGCGTAATCCTGCGCGCGGCCCAACACTTTCAAGGAGAACCGATGACCTACCTGCTCGGCAAGAAGCCCGCGCGTCCCGGCGCCGTCAAGCTGCACTTCTCGTCTTACGTCGACACCAACGTGCTGGCCACCCCGCCCGCCGAGTTCGGCCACGACAACCTCGTCGGCAACTGGGGCATCCTCGCCAACGACCGAGTTGGCGACTGCGCCATCGCTGATGCGCTGCACCAGCATCGGCTGTGGTGCGCCGAGGCAGGAAAGGCCATCCCGCTGTCGGACTCGGTGGCCATCAAGAACTACTCGGCCGTCACGGGTTATGACCCGCGCGACCCGAGCACCGACCAGGGCACCGATGTCCCGTCGCTGATCCACTACCGCTACACCAAGGGGCTGGTTGACGGCGCCGGCAAGCGGCATAAGCTCGGCGCCGCGCTCGCGCTTGAGCCGGGGAACTGGGAGCAGCTGCAATACGCGCTCTACTACTTCGACGGTGTCACCCTCGGCGTCAAGATGAGCCAGCAGTGGATGGATGCCTTTCAGAACGCCGAATACGTGTGGGACAAGGTATCTCGGCCCAAGATCATCGGCGGCCATGCGATCACCGGGGTCGCCATGCACGGCGGTAACTGCCGCATCATCACCTGGGGCACCGACGTCGTCGGCGTCACGCAGGCCGGGTACGAGCAGGCCTGCGACGAGGCCTACGCGTTCTTCACCCCGGAGAAACTCAAGAACGGCATCGACATCAATGGAATCGACGGCGGCAAGCTCCTCAACGATCTGCAGCTGCTCGACAACGTCGGCTGAGCCCTGTGTTCTGTGCGGTAAGCCCTCCGAACGGTTCTCACGCTACTGCCGCGACTGCTACTGGAGTGGACGACAACGATGACAACACCGGCGCACAACGGCAAGATCACGCACACCTACTGGGTCAACTATCCCGCGCATGAACCCCGCGAAGGTGATCCGAACTACGTCGACTTCGAGGCCTACCGGCGGCGCACCAAAGACACCGCCAAGTGCGCAATGGGGATACACCGCAACGACTTCTCCGAATGCGTCGGCCAGCTTGAGCTACACCATTCCCACATCGAGTTCTCGCTGCAGAACGGCGTGAACCTCGAATGGCTGGAGATCGACTACCCCGGAGTGTCCGACCCGCATCACGTCGGCGCATGGGTCGAATCGGCGCAGAACCTGCTGTGGCTGTGCGAATGGCATCACCGCGGCGCCGGCGGCGTGCATGTCGCCAGCTCCAGTGACTACGAGGCCGAGAAATACGTCCGGCATCTCATCACCGCAAAAAACGAGATCCCGAAGAGCCTCGGGATCCAGTGAGGAAAGGCGCCGAATAATGGCACGACCTTCATTCAATGAATATCCCAACTGGTGCGCCAACTCTAACGATCGCGGCGGGACCGCCCCGAGTCTGTGGATTATTCACACCGAGGAAGGTGGCTCGGTCAAGGACGGCGCGCAGAGCCTGTCGGACTTCCTGATCTCCACCACCGGCGGCCCGAATCCGGTTTCCTACCACTACACGATCTCCCAGGATCCGGTCGACCACGGTGTCACTGTCGTCGATTGCGTCGACACCGACCTGTCATCATGGTCGGTCGGCGCGGGCAACGACCGGGCCATCAACCTGTGCTTCGCCGGGTCGACGGTCAACTGGTCGACCAGCGAGTGGATGCAGCAGTCCCGCGCCATCGACGTCGCCGCCTACCTGGCCGTGCAGGACTGCACCAAATACGGCATTCCGCTGCGCACGATGGCGCCGCCGTACACGCACTTCTCGGCGAAGTCCTGGGGCATCACCGATCACCAGTTCGTCACCAATGTGATCGGCTGGGGCACTCACGTCGACTGCGGACCCAACTTCCCCTGGCCCTTCTTCGGTGCGCGGATCCGCTACTGGCAGACCCAACTCGCGCCACCCATCCACGCCACCAAGACAACCGACGCGGCGAGCCTGTACTCCAGCGTCAAAGACGTGCAGAAGCGCCTCACCGACATCGAGGCGAAGATCGCCGCGATCACCACCAAGCTAGGAGCCTGACATGACCGCACCGGATCCCGTCGAGGTGTCCATCAACCGGCAATGCTGGGGCGTGGGCGGTCCCGCACCGGCCGGCGCACCGGCCGCCGCACCGTCGGACGCCGTGCAGCTGTACCAAGGCGCGGACCCGGTCAAGAACGGGTTTAAATCGTGGTGGGCGTGGGACATCCGCAGCATCATTCTGCGCGTCGGCTGGGATCTGTTGCGGTTCTTCCCGATCAGCGCCGGTAAGCCTGCGAGCGGATGGGACCGCACCACCCCGGTCGGCCTGCGCGACACCATCACCCGGACGTGGTACCTGGCCGATCAAAACAATCAGATCCTGCAAGCGTTGGCCGCCGCCGGCAAGGTCGACATCTCGACAATCCTCGCCGAATGACACTTACCGTCCTGTACACGCTCAACGGCGCCGCCGTTGATATGTGGACGGGGTATCAAGCGGACATTGCGCGTTACCTGACCAACCCGTGGAACGCGATCTGGGCGCAGTTCGTCGGGGAACATGTTGACAGTAAATATTATTGGCAGCCTGTGGCTTTCGATCCGACGCCCGTCCCGATGTCCGGCGGCATCAAGCAGGGCACCGCGGAGTTCGCTCGCCAGCTGACCGACGTGCACCCCACCGGCAAGTTCGCGATCTGCGCCTACTCCGAGGGCTCGATCATCGCCGCCAACATCTGGGACATGCTCAACGATCCGTCCTCGGCAATCCACCACCGCCTACCGGACTTCCTCGGCGCCGCCACGTTCGGATGCCCGCGCCGGATGGCCGGACACACCTTCCCCGGCGGTCAGCCCGTCCTCGGCCAGGGCATCGTCACTCCGAACATGGGCGACCCCGGCCTCGTCCCACCGCCCGACACGTGGTGGGACTTCGCCAACGACAAGCACATTCGCGGATCAGCCGGCGACGACCTCTACACCACGTGCTGCGGTGAAACCGGCGACGGACTCGCCGATATCCGGGCCATCTGGGGCTTCGTCTACAACGTGTGGGACGGCTTCGAGCCCTTGACCAAGGCACTGCTCAAGTTCTTCGGCCTGGACTTCATCAAGTCCGCGGCCGGAATGATCAGCGCGATCGTCGTCGCCGTGGAGTTCTTCGGCACCGAGCAGCTGGTGCCGCACACCGACTACCAGTTCACCATGCCGCTGCCGGGATCCAACCTGACGTCCTGGCAGCTGGCGCTGAGCCATCTGGCCAGCCTCGTCGGCCAACAGCTGGCGCCATAGAACGTCGGGGCACCGCGATCTGCCCCGCACATGCATCACAAAGCCCGATCGCAGCCCACCACCCTAGAAAGGTTCCACCATCATGGCTCTTGATCTCTCATCCCCGATCGCGACCATCGTCGCCGACGTGCAGAAGGCCATCGCTATCGCCGAGCAGGCCGTGCAAGTCGTCGAGGACTTTGACAGCTTCCTTCCGGCCAACATCCAGCTCGCCGTCAAGGAGCTGTACTCCATCCTGCAGCTGGCTGCGGGCATCGCGTCCAAGGTCTAAACACTCCCGTGATGACGCCGTTCTCCGCCGACCTGACCGAGCGGGCCGCGAAATCATTCGCGGGCGGCACGCTGGCCTACCTGTTCCAGTGGTCGATCTCCAACTTCACCCACTTCGATGCCTTCGAACGTGGGATGACGTGGGCCGCCGGAACCACCGCGTGCTCCATCGGATTCTCGGTGATCTCGCGCCAGTTCGGTCGGCGGGGAACGGCGTCGATGACCCGCACAGTCGAATACCAGAAGAAGCGGGAGTGATGTGTTCAATGTTGCAGCAGACCACAGCTGGTTCGGGCTCATAGAAGTCGCGTTCCTGGTTATCGGGAGCGGGATCTTCTCGGTCATCACCGCGGTACTCGGCGCGAAGTTCGCACAGCGCCGCAACGCCGACCAGAACGCCGCTGTCGACCGGATCGAGCATCAGGTCGTCAACAGCCACAGCGACGAGGACAACCTGCGCGATCAGATCGACATGATCCGCGACACCGTTCACATGATCCACAACCAGCTTCATGAACACTCCCGCGCCATTCGGCGGATCGAATCGCGCCTTGAGAATCCCCGGCGGCCATTGTGACGGCCCCGCCGCATTACTGGTGGAACAACCCTGCGGTGCTGGAGTGTTCATTGCTCGGCTTCGCCGGACTGGTGGCGTTGATCGGCTGGTTCTACGACCGGCGGCATTGACGCCACCATGAACTGGGAGGGCATGTGTCGTTAGTCGATCGCCTCGCCGGCATTGTTGCGAATCGCTCCAACTCGGGCGGCTGCGTGACCTGCAAGTGGTACGCCGCGCTTCCTGACGGCGACCGCGCCGCATTCGACGACTGGATCGCCGACGGCAAGTCGATGACACAACTATGGGAGGTGGCTGTCGCCGATGACGACAACCCGTTCCCGGTGTCACTGACCGCGCTGCGCCATCACATACGAAACCACCACACCGGATGAGCCTCGAAGATCGGCTCGAAGGCATCCGCGACTACCCGGCCGCCGAGGAAGTGCAGTACACCCCGCGCACCGAGTTCGACGGCGTGCGCGGCACCATCCAGACCGGACCGCTGCGCGAGGCGCCCAAAGATCACGCCGAGCTGCTTGAGCAATTCGGATATGACCCCGAGGTCGTGCGGATCGTCGGCAACCCGCGCGTCTCCCGCTGGGAGCAGCGGGCTCGGATCCGCGGCACCAACACCTACGAGACCGTGTGGCTGTCGGCCTACAAGTTCGCCATCGCCGCCGTCGGCGCCAACCTCGACACCCTCGACATCGAAGCAATCGCCAAACGCGCCCGCAAGGCACCTAAGCCGGGATCCGGCGCGCACTGGCTGGTGTTTCAGGCCGGTGACCTCCAACTCGGTAAGCGGTCCCGCGACGGATCCACCGACCAGATCCTCGAACGCTATTTCGATTCCGTCGAGGCGTTCGTCGCCGAGTTCAAGTCGGCCAAGCGTCTCGGCATTGAAGGCATTCAGATCAGCATGCCGGGGGACTGCATCGAAGGCATCGTCAGCCAGTCGGCCCGCAACCTGTGGCTGACACAGGAAACAATCACCGAGCAGACCCGCATCCTGCGCCGGTTGATGATGGCCACCATCGAAGCCGTCGCGCCCCTGGTCGATCAAGTCAAGGTGACCGTCGTCAACGGCAACCACGACGAGGCGCAGCGAGCGCAGAACACCTACCCTGGTGACGGCTGGGCGACCGAATGCGCCACCGGTGTCGCCGACGCGCTATCCCTCAACCCGACCGCCTATGGTCACTGTGACGTATTGGTGCCCGACAAGTGGTCCGCGTCGATGACGGTGCCCATCGGAGACACCATCGTCACCGTCATTCACGGCCACCAGTGGCGTCCAGGATCGGCGATGAAGTGGTGGTCCGAGCAGGCGCTGCATCACCAGCCAGCCGGCGCCGCGCACATCCTGCAGCACGGCCACTACCACTCATGGCAAGTCGAGACCACCGAGCAGCGCACCCGCATCCAGTCTCCGACATATGACTGCGGCTCGGATTACTTTCGCGACCGTCACGGCGCCATGCCGCGCCGCGGAGGGCTGTCCTACCTATTGAGCGGCGGGTCAGTTTCCCGCATGAGCATCGTCTGAGAGGTGATGCACGATGCCGCGTCCCGCCGACTGTGCATGGACTGCCCTGGCCGCGCTTATCGTCGCCTACGAGGCCTGCTCGCCGCCTGGGGAGTTGTTATCGGAAGCCTGCGACCGGTACCGCCGCCGCCACCCGATCGCGACGGACCTGTCCATCATCTACATCGCCGCACACCTGCTGCGCCGCTGGCCGACACCGTTGGACCCGCTGCACCGCCTCGCGACACGGGTCGGCCGGCGATGACCAACCCCGTCGACCCCTGGGCCAACCTGCGCGCCGCATTGCAATACCTGCTCGACTGCGAGGGCGACGCCTACCAACTGGTTCACCACGTCACCATCCTTGGATTGCAGCGCATGGATTCCAGCGGCCGGATTGAGGCCACCTCGTGGATCTTGATCCCCGCCGAGCAACCCGACTACGTCACCGACGGACTGCTCCTCGCCGCCGAGGAGCAACGCACCTGCATCGAAGAAAGCGACGAATGAGCCCCAAAGCCCCCGACTGGATGCACACCGACTGCGCCATGCTCACCGGGCCGATCACCCATCACTTGATGCTGGCGCGCGAGCTGGCCGACGAGGACACACGACGCCACATCGACGCCGCGCTGAAACTGGTGCGCGACGAACACCACCGCCGCTAGACACGCCCGACCGGAACCGCCCCTACACCTTATGCGTGGGGGCGGTTTTCGCGTTTGTGTACATCTAGAGTCTACCGATACCGCCGGTACCTAGTTCTAGCTGCGCCTCCGGTAGGGCTCGAACCTACGACCTAGGGCTTAGAAGTTTCCATGTACGGTAGGCTCCGCCCGTGGTGACCTGCTCATATCCCCTGGTAGAGACGTTTCCATGTTGCACCAACTAGCAGGGGAAAGCATGACGTAGTGCACATGTAGTGCACAATGGCGTGACGCCGCAGAATAGGATTTGCTCATGGAAAAGAAGCCTAGACGAGGCCGCGGGGACGGCGCGCTCTACAAGCGTGGCGACGGCTACTGGGTCGGCGGCGTGGAGTTGGCACCCGGCGCCGATGGACGGCGCCGCTACAAGCGCATCGTCCGCAAGAGCCGCAACGAATGCGTGGCCGCGCTGCGGGATCTCAAGAAGGATGTGGCTGCCGGGAAGGTCACCGGCGCGCGCTCGACCAGCGTGGCCAAGTGGCTGGACTACTGGCAGACCGACATCCTGCCGCACCGCAAGGTCAAACAGGGCACGATCCTGTCCTACCGCAACATCATCGCCCACCACATCGTCCCGCACCTCGGCGCCAAACGCCTGGACAAGCTGCACCCCGCCGACATCCGCGGGCTCTACACCACGCTTCAGGACACCATCGGCGGCCGGTGCGCCCAGAAGGCCGATCAGGTGCTGCGACTCGCGCTGGCCGCCGCCGTGCGCGACGGCATCCTCGGTGTCAGCGTGATGGACCGCGTCGACAAGCCTGCGCACACCGCCAAGGACGCCGTGGTGTTCTCCGCGCCGACCTCGATGCACATCATCGCCACCGCGTTGCAGGCACAGGGCGACGTGTGGGGCACCCGATGGGCGCTCGGCTTCACCACCGGCGCGCGCGAGTCGGAGATCCTCGGCCTGGAATGGGACCGCGTCGACCTTGAGCACGCCACCCTCGACATCTCATGGCAGCTTCAACGGCTGCAGAAGGAGCACGGCTGCGGTAAGCCGGTCGACGGCGCCTACCCGTGTGGCATGACTCGCTCGTCGTTCTGTCCCGGCGCGCACTGGAAGTTCCCCGCCGGCATGGTGTGGCGCGAATGCGAAAACACCCTGGTGTGGACGCGGCCCAAGACCAAAGCGGGCACCCGCGTCATCCCGCTGATCCCGGCAATGGTCGACGCACTGCGCGCGCTACGGACCACCGACGGCGACAACCCGCACGGGCTGGTATTTCACCACCCCGGCGGCGCCCCGATCACGCAGGATCAAGACCAGCGCGCCTGGAAGAAGTTATTAGTGGACGCTAAAGTGCCGCACGCGCCGCAGCACAGCATCCGGCATTCTACGGCCACGCTGCTGATGGAGGCCAACGTCGACAGCCATGTCGTGCAGTCCGTCATCGGGCACTCGAACATCGCCACCACCCGCGGCTACCAGCACGTCGACCTCGAGCTGGCGCGGCGCGCGTGGGCCAACCTGGGCGCGTTGATTCCTGTCACCCGTTCACACTAAGTTCACTTATGGGACCGGCGCTGCCGGTGGGGAAGGGGAAACACAGAAGTGGAACTGATCGCAGAGCTACGGGCGCTGCTAACCACCGTCGACCCGGCGCTACTGACCGTCGAGGATCGCCTCGCACTGCTGGATCTGTTCGAGCGGTCAGTCTGCGACAGTTCTGCGCCGTAGCTCGTCGATGATCTCGGCAGTGCTGTATTCGTCCAGCGGCGTCCGCGCGCCGGCCGCGACATCGGAGCGGTCCACATAACCCGCCGCCACCAGCGCCTCGACCACCGGCTGATCGAACGCACGCGCGAAGGCGATCACACTGTCAGGCTTGGGCTGGCCACGCTCCCCGCGCAACCAGCGGCCGACATTGGACTGCGCCACCCCGCTGCGGTCCGAGATTTGCGCAATGGTCATCGTCCCGGTTATTCGGCGCACATACGCTGACCATGTCTCCGACACGTGCATGAAAATACCCCCCGACCCACCGCAATGCGTGTCGCAGCAACTGGCCTATTTCCAGTAAACACCCGCATTTACCTGCATATTGCACACCGTTACCAAAACGTGACCTAGTTAGGTACTCCCACTGACGGGAAATGTCTGCCACTGGCGGTACATTTCCTGCCATGCCCAACGAGACCGCACCGGATAGCGGTGGCCTGCGCTCGCGCGCAGAATCGGCCCGCTACCTCAAAACCAGCCCGCGCCGGCTCGACGAACTGATCCGCGTCGGCGCCATCGCCGCCGTGCGCGACGGTCGCAACGTCAAGATCACCCAGGCCGAGCTAGAGCGGTACATCCGCGACCTGCCCAGCTATGAGCCGGTGTCCGCATGAGCGTCGCCATCGCATCCCTCGCCCTGCTCGGCCTCGGCTGGCTCGCACTGCGCTGGCAAGAGGAGTCCCGGCGCCTGGACGACCTGATCGCCACCGTGCTGTCGACACCGCTGGCCGGTGAGGACGAGATGTGCGACGTGCACGGCCAGTGGTGCCAGGCCGACTGGTGCCACAGCGAATGGTGCCAGCGGTGATCGGCCTGCTGATCGACGCCATCGGCGCCAGCATCACGCTCGCCGACCGCGCCATGACCTACCTCGAAGACGTGTTTCATCTCCGGCCCGCCCCCTACCCGGCCGTTGTAGATGAGACACCGCCCGCCGGTGCTGGTGCTGCCAGTGCAGGGACGTGCGCCGGCACCGGCGGGCACCTCAACGATGACGAACGCGAGTCGACGTCGGATCTGCTGACGTTCGCCGCCGAGGAGATCCGCGCCCTGGGACTGATGGCCTTCATTCGGCCGCAGCCGTGGGTCGAAGGGTTCGCCGCTGAATTGCGCGAGCGCGCAAAAGATCTGGCCAGTCAAGGCGACTGAGCAGAAAAAACGGCGCCGCCCGCTGCCAACGGACGACGCCAAGCCCACTCAGAACGGAGAAGAACCAGTGAGCACAACCAGTTTACCCGAGAACGTCATCCCCATCTCGACCAGGCAGGACGCCATCGATACCGCGCAGGCATTTCACGCCGAGCTGGACGACGCCGAACGCGGCCAGTCCACCGACATGATCAAGGCCCGCTGGTCCTCGAAGCTGTTCGGCCGGTCCAGGTTTCGCCGTGCCCGCATCTTCGACGGGCTCGCCGTCGCCCTGCTGATGGCCCTGATGGCCGCGCTGGGGACCGTCGTCTACGCCGCATCGGCCAAAGCCGACACCAACCCGGACCCGCAAGCCGTGTCGTGGGCTGCGCACAACGAGGGCGCCGTCTGCGCCACCATCGCCGACTACCCCTCGACCAATGGGCTGCTGGGAATCATGGAGGCCGCCGCGGAGCAGGGACTCACCGCGCCCCAGGCCGGGGAAGCCGTCGCCATGTCCATCTATGACGGCTGCCCGCGCTACAGCTACATCATCGACATGTTTGTGGCGAAGTACGGCGCGAAGTCGAGCGTGGCATGAGTACCCGCTTCCTGCGCCTGCTGACCAACGAGGGTCACCTGTGCGCCATCGACGCACACCACTGCCGGTTCGGCGACAGCCACCGACCCGTCTGCCTCGAGGACGGATGCCGCTACGTCGGCCCATTCGTCAACGAGGAACGCGCACACGCCATCGCCGAAGAACACCGACAGAAAACCGCCGGAACATGGAGACCCGCACGATGACCGCGCTACTGGAAGGCACCAACACGATGGTCATTGGACGGCGCTGGCTATGCCCGACGTGCCGGCGCGAAGTGAAACCGACCACCAAGGGAAACATCGTCGCGCACCTTGACTCCATTCGGCGCGACACCTGCCCATCAAGCGGCGAACCGTGGCGAACCACCGTGCTCTCTGACCCTGAGTTTCGGGGAGTAGCCGAATGACGATCCGCGTCGCACTGTTTGTCACCTCGCTGCTGGGCGCTTTGTACAGCTTGCTGTCACTTATGGGCGGGATGGGAACCGACGCTATCGCCGGGTTGGCGGTAGCGGGTGTCGGCGTCGCCGGATGGACTGCCTGCGCAATCTGGGACGAGTGGTCGTGAACGTCACAGCAGCCCAGGCAGGGCACGGCCTGGCTAGGCATGGCAAGGCCCGGCAGGGCAAGGCCCGGCGCGGCAGGGCAGGCGGGGCAGGGCAGGCATGGCGGGGCACGGCGGGGCAAGGCGGGGCAAGGCAAGGCAGGGCAGGCGGGGCGGGGCATGGCATGGCCTGGCAAGGCCCGGCATGGCATGGCTTGGCAAGGCCCGGCATGGCAGGCACGGCAAGGCACGGCTTGGCACGGCTTGGCATGACCCCACACAAAAAGTTTGGCCCGGTGCTGAGAACACCGGGCCAAGGAAAGAAAACACAACAACAACAGGAAAGAAGTGTATCAACATGACCGATCAGGTCGCAGCAATTCAGATCGACAAAATCGGCGCACAGACCCTACGTGTCCCGATCATCGGCACCGCGCCGCTGATCGTCCATAACTGGTCCGAAAAGTCCAAGCGCCAGATGCTCGACACCCAACAGGGACGCAAGAAGGTCAAGGAAACCCGCGATCCGCAGGCTGACTACGAGTCCAGCCTGTACCGCATCGCGGGCGAGAACGGCGACACCTACGGGTTCCCCGTCTTGGCATTCAAGGCCGCCACCATCGGCGGGGCACGGTTTTACGACAAGTCGGTCACTATGACGATGCTTCGCCAGTGCCTCTTCTTTAAAGGTGTCGTGACAAAAGCCGATCCGGCGCAATTGGTCCCGATAGTCGGTGAGCCCCGGATGCGTGAGGACGTGGTGCGTGTCGGTCAGGGAACAGACCTGCGCTACCGGGCCGAGTTCACCGAGTGGAGTGCCCAACTGGTCATCACCTTTGTCACGTCGGCGCTGTCCCAAAACTCCGCGCTGTCCCTCATTGACGCCGGCGGCATGGGCGTCGGCGTCGGGGAGTGGCGTCCGCAGCGTTCCGGCGAATACGGCACATACATGGTCGACATCGACAAGACCATCGAGGTGATCTAGTGGCTGATTTGCGCACGCAACTCACCGGCATCTACCAGGCGCACGGTGAACTGACCCCGCAGATCGTCGTGGACGAGGCGCGCCCGGAAGGCTCGCCTCTCCATTCACGGTTTGATTGGAATGACCAGATTGCCGGTGAGAAGTATCGGCTTGTCCAGGCGCAGCAGTTGATTCGTGCTGTGCGGATTGAGTACATCGCACGGGGATCGGATGAGAAGAAGTTTATCCGCGCCTTCTCGTCACTGCGCGAATCGAGCGATGAGGAAGTGACGGGCTACGCGCCGACCGAGCAGATCCTTGAGAATCCGGTGACCCGCAAGATCCTGCTCCGAAACATGGAGCGCGATATCGCGGATCTCAAGCGGAAGTACGGGCACCTGACCGAGTTCGCTCAGATCATGCGTGACGAGTTCGGAGGTGAGGCGGTCGCATGAGCGAAACGATCACCCAGTCAGGGGAGTTCACCGCGGGACGCCTCGCCGCGTGCCTGGAAGTCCTGACCTTGATCGACCAGTTGGCAGCCCAGATGAACAGTGAGGCCAACGCCGCCACTGCACTGTCACTGGCCGCGCAACGGGTCTGCAGGCTCGCCAAGGAGTACACCGCGTGAACGACCGCGACGAATGGCAGGCCGACGTGTGGCGCATGAACGAGGTGGAGCGCGAGCTGGCCGCCGAAGAACCCCGCCGTGCGCTTGGCCTCATCGGAGATCGGGACGACGATCGGTGAGCGACTACAACCTGATCGGCGGGATCTCGGACACCGACTACCACGCCGGACCGAGTCTGTCGTCGACCGGCGCCCGCAAAATCCTCGACTGCCCTGCGCGGTTCAAGTGGGAGCGGGACAACCCGCCACCACCTAAGCCGGCCTACGACTTCGGTCATCTCGCGCACCGGCTGGTCCTCGGCGAAGGCAGCGTCATCCAGATCGTCGAGGCTGTCGACTGGCGCTCAAAAGCTGCCCAAGCCGAACGGGATACCGCGCGCGCTGACGGCGCCGTGCCCGTGCTGCGCGCCGAATACGACGCGGCTGTCCAGCTTCGGGACGCCGTCATGGCACACCCGACCGCGGCGGCGCTGTTCGCCGACGGTGTCGCTGAACGGTCCGGGTGGTGGCGCGACGAGCCGACCGACGTGCAGTTACGGTTCCGGCCGGACTGGCTGACAACTTTGGACGGGCGGCCGATCTGCGTCGACCTGAAAACCACGGTCAGCGCCGACCCGCGCGAGTTCATTCGCTCGGTCGTCAAGTTCGGGTACGAAGCCCAAGCGGCCTGGTATCTCGCAGGACTCGCGGCGCACGCCATCGACGACGCGCGGTTCCTGTTCGTCTGCGTCGAGAAAACACCGCCATTCCCGGTCAGCGTCATCGAGCTGGACGCTGACGCCATCGCTGAAGGGGCCTATCGCAACCGGCGGGCCATCGACCTGTTCGACCGCTGCACCCGAACCGAAGTTTGGCCGGCCTATGGCGACCACATCCACAACGTCGGCCTGCCGCCGTGGGCAACCCGCGCATCAGTGCAGAACGACGCCAATCAACTCATCACCGAACTGGAGGGAATCACCACATGACATCCGCAGCCCCGGCCGTGCAGAACGGCAAACCGTCACTGGCGCAGCTCATCACACAGATGAAGCCGGAGATCGCCCGCGCGCTACCCAAGCACCTCAACCCGGACCGCATGGCCCGCATCGCCACCACGGCACTGCGACAGACACCGGCACTGGCACGCTGCACACCCGAATCTTTCCTCGGCGCCCTGCTCACCGCGAGCCAACTCGGCCTGGAGCCCGGTCCGACCGGTGACGCCTACCTCGTTCCCTACGGCAACGTCTGCACGTTCGTCCCCGGTTACCGCGGCCTGATCCGGCTGGCGCGCAACAGCGGCCAGCTACGCGACATCTGGGCCGAGGTGGTGTTCGTGGATGGCGAGTACC